AAGTGAAGATTCATTTTAAACTACCAATAAAGAATTTTCTAATTGGATCTAAGGATACTTTATCCAAAAATAAAGGTTGGTTTTTAAATTCATTGTAAAGTTTATCGTTGTTATCAATTTCAATAACTTTTTCAAGCATTTCTTCCATAGACATATTTAATGTATTAATGCAACATTTTTCATTAAAATCTTCAGACAATTTCTCATCAGCATAATAAATTGGTATATTTCCAGCAAGTTTTGCATGAAAAAGTTTTTCGGTAAAATATCCAGGATGTATAGAATGTTCAAAACATATTGAAAATTTATAATCAGAAATCAAATCCATTTTTTGTTTTTCACCATCTGGCAATACCATACAATTTTGATACTTTCCATAAACATCTACTTTTTTATAGGTATTCAAAGTATTAATGGCATCAATTCTATTTTGTACTCCTCTCCCAAATACAATTGAACAGAATTTATTTTTCTCTTTTACTGTAAATTCATTATCACCATACAAATAATTTTCAGGAATTAAATACTCTGGATTACTATATGTTCCAACATTAAACCAATCAATATGCATCATCCACAAAGGAAATCTAAAATTTTTTCCTCCATATGAATCAAAATCAAATGTCAAAGAATAATCAAAAACTTTTAAATTTGGTCTTACATTTTCTCCAGCATATTGAATTCTAATGCAATCCTTGAATCTAGTATAATCAACACCAAACCCCAAAGAAAAAATCACATCAGCATCTTCTGGATCAGATACACTTACATTTTCAAATATTTGACGTAATAAATGCAAAAAGAAATTATTATGAGGATCAAATGAATTTGGATATTCCCAATAATCTAAAAATGCTATTTTCATATGTTTGGAACCTGAGTATGTACAATGCTAGACTTAAATAAACCAATCTCACTTTTTTGTTTTATTGATGGTTCGACCCAACCTATTTTTAAATTTTCTTTTTTAATTATCCAATTCAATTTATGATCTATTGGATAATTGATAATGTTTAAATTTTTAACTACTTTTTTTGATGCCTCTAAATTAAAAACCATTGCATGAGCACATCTTGTCATTTGTCCAATCTCATAATAAACCATTTTATCAGGAAAAACATTTTTTGTCTGAATACCACAACAACTTCCTAGCATCATGGCATCGAGTTTAGGTTCATGGTCAATGAACTCTTTCATGCACTTATTTAAATAATCTTCAAAATTATTTGGAAGATCAACATCATCTTCCAGTATCAATATGTTCTTGAAGTTATTTTTTACTTGCTGTTCGAAACAATATTGTTGTTTTAAATATATTGAAATCTCAGAATCATTAATACTTCCAACAACTCTTTTATATTCATATTCAATTTCTTCGGGCAAAAAATTTTCCACCCACTCCACATCAACATTATTATCTAGAAAAAATTTTTGAAGATAAGATTTTCTTTCAAGTAAAGGTTTATGGTGGCAAATAAAAATTTTATCAATAATTTTTTTATTCATCTTTTTCAGTTAAAACATATTCTACAATATTTTTTGTAGTAAAGCAATCTATTACTTTTCTATATCCATTTTCTGCTATACGATTTCTTTCATAATCATTATTTAAATAAAATTTTATTTTTTCAAATGCTTCTTCTTTGGAAGAATAAAATACGATTTCTTCATCTTCTTTAAAAATTTCATCCAATTGTTTATTTGGATTAAGTCTATCAGTAATTACCAATTTTTTACAAGACATTCCTTCAAAAATACGTCGAGTGACTTCACCATATCTTGCTTTTTGAAAAACTATTTTTCCATTTCTATAAAGATCAGCATTTTCAATATCTTTTAAATTATTTTTAAGATAAAAAGAAGATCCAAGTTTTTCTTGAAGGTAATTGACAACTTCACCTCTTTCTCCATACATTGATGTAACAACATCAAATGGTTCATATGAAGTAAAAGATGGATAAAAAATATTCAAATCAGTCCAATGTGAAGTAAATATTACATTATATCCCAAAGACTTATACTGCAAAAAGCATTCAACATCTGGTGTTAGTGTAAGATCCGCATTTTTAGTTCTTTTTTGATTGTAATGCATAGTTTGTGGTTCATCACCACAATCAACAACTAACTTACTTTTTGGAAAATTTTTTTTATCAAATAATTCATCAAGTGTAGGAAAAAATCCACATGACATCCAAAAAATAATATCAGGAATAAATTCATTTGAATCATAATATTTTTTCAATTCATTAAATCCAAAAGATGGGTCTGAACTAGGGTTTGGATACCACCTAACTTCATCAACTCTTGAATCAGTTTTAAATGCATCATAAATGCCTCTAGGTGTACTCCAAAATTTCTCTTGTCCATATTCCAAATATTCTTTAATAGAATAATCAGAAAGAATCGCAATTTTCATTTCAAATCCTCTTTACAATATTTTTAAACATGCCCTCAAGAGTAAAATACTCTTCATACACTTTTCTTCCATTCTCAAGAAGTCTATTATATTCTACATCAGAAATTGATTTTAGTATAGTATCAATATCTTCAATCTCATCTTCATTTACAGGAACACAAAAATCATTCCAATCTAATTCATCCATCCAAGGAAGGTAATGAACATCTGAAATATAAACCGGAACAGTTCCCAATTGAAGAATTTCATACATTCTAAAACTACTCTTCCCATAACCTCTTGGAGCAAGTCCAAATTTACTAGCGCAGGTTATGTCCAGAAATCTCTCAAAGTTGTCCATAGGGACTGTCGTAGACCAGTTTCCGGCAGAAATTTCATAACCTTCCTTTCCAGATAAATGATTACACATATCCATACGAATTGGATGAGTATTTCTAGAACCAACAAAAGAAGCAAAAATTGTTTTCTCTTTTTGTGGAATTAATTCTTTTGGAATAGAACTACAAATCAAAGGAATTGGAATGATATTATCACCTTCACGATTACCACCAGCAGAAAAAATTAATGTATCTTCTGGAAATTTCTCAAAAGGACCATCATCAAATTGAGATACTGTAAAATATTTTCCATCAGATGAAAGAACAGAATTCAATTGATCTTGGACATTTTCATACTGTTGTCCTGCAAACATTGAATTGCAAAAATTATTCGTCCAGAAGACATCAATGTATTGCCTATCAGTTTCAATATTTTCTTCGTTCCACCTCTTAAAGAAATATTCTTCAAGATACTCTCCAGTATGATATGGAGGATATGTTGGTGAGATAGATACAGGTCTTAATGCATCATTTTTTATAAGTACCATAGTTTTTCCTCTTTAAATCTTTTAGTTTTTTCTTCTACACCCACCATCCAATTATTGTGGACTATTACAGCATTTTCTTTCTTTCCTTCATTATAGTACACATGTCCATTGGGAAACAAGTCTGGACTCAATATTGCAATATAATCTCTATATTTTTTCAAAGCAATCTCATTTACAATCAGTTGGTCGTCTTCAATCTCATTTGAACCACACTCATTCACCAAAGATTCACACTCTTTAGTGTCATTAAAAACCATAAACCCAGAACAAAGAGTGGAACCTGGACTATCTGATTGAAATAAAATTTCTTCATTTCCTTCGATCAATTCAATTGGATTTTTAACAAATACAATATCAGTATCTACCCAACATAGATTTTTATTTTCTTGATAAATTTTTTTAATAATAGACCATTTATTTTTAACAATATTCCTAAAACCACTTTGACTATCAAATGTCCAATCCTGATATTCTGTGATTGGTTGATCTATGTGGAGAAAAGTATTTTTATAGTGCTTTAAGTTTTCATATGCATTTACATCCAAACAAGCAATGTAAAAATTATCCATATCAATTCCCACATTTTCTGCAGAAATTAACATATTCTTACAGATGTCTGTACATCCACTATTTAAAAATGTTAAAAATTTCATCTGTCTAATATTTTTTCCAAGGTCAATGTTTTTCCTGTATTTTTCCACCACTCTAAAACATCAATATAAGATTGCAAATGATCCTCTTTGTATTTTTCCTCTAATGATATTCCGTAAAAAGTTGAAACAAACTCAATTGATTCGACAAAAAGAGGAAAGGTATAAACATTATATAAAATTTTTTGATCTACAACAGATCTTGGTGAATAATAAATTAAGTTTTCTGCCAATGGTGCCCAATAATATTCTTCTGGATATTCTAATGAAAATTTTTCATCAGATGTAAAACTATCTATAATTATTTTAGCATACTCTCTAGAAACAAGATACGCACCAACAGACCAATCATCCCAATATCTTCTTCTCAATTTAATTGAGTTTAAATTTTTCCCAATACACATCAATTGAATACAATCCCAATTTTCAGGAAGATTGTGTATAAACTCACTCCAAGTAAAATTCCAATATTGAACCGTTTCTAAACTCAGGTCATCTTCACAAAAGAACGCATATGGATCATCAGTTTCATCGTACCACTTTTTTATCATTTTTAAATGCGAAACCGTGGCACCAATTGTCCCCAAATCCATTACAAACTTGTATTTTCCAATCACACTAGGGTCATTTTCAACTTGTCTTTCAGACAAAAGAAAATTAATTTCTTGAATATTATAATTTAAAAATTCATCTTGAATATTTTTTCTTCTGTCTTTGCACTCAATTAAACTAGCACAATAAATCTTAGGAAAATTATTCAATTTATTCATACCAAAATCACTGTCCATAAATGCACATATCTTCAACTAATTGTTTAAATGAAATCTTAGGTTCCCAACCTAGTTTTTCCTTTGCCTTAGAGGCATCACCTAATAAAGTCTCTACTTCAGCAGGTCTAAAATATTTAGGATCAACTCTAATCACTGCTCTATTAGTATTAGAATCAATTCCAACTTCATCCAAACCTTCACCAAACCATACAATATTCATACCAAAATAAGGTGCTGCTTCATTTACAAATTCACGAACAGAATACTGTTCTCCAGTAGCAATCACATAATCATCGGGTTCATCCTGTTGAAGCATCAACCACATTGCTTCTACAAAGTCCTGAGCATGTCCCCAATCCCGTTTAGCATTCAAGTTGCCCAGATACAAACAATCTTGAAGTCCAACAGAAATCTTAGAGAGTGCCTGCGTAATCTTACGAGTTACAAAAGTCTCACCACGACGAGGAGATTCGTGATTGAAGAGAATACCAGTGCAGGCATACATTCCATATGCCTCACGATAGTTCTTCGTAATCCAATATCCATAGAGTTTTGCCACACCATAAGGAGATCGTGGATAGAAGGGTGTATTCTCCTTCTGTGGGGTCTCCTGAACTAATCCGTAGAGTTCACTTGTAGATGCCTGGTAGATGCGTACACGGTCTTCCATGCCCAGGAGACGCACTGATTCAAGAACCCTAAGAGTTCCTATAGCATCCACATCAGCAGTGTATTCAGGCATCTCAAAGGATACTTTGACATGACTCTGAGCACCAAGATTATAAATTTCATCCGGTTGAACTAATTGAATAACTCTAACAAGATTAGTACTATCAGTGAGATCTCCATAGTGGAGATGCAATCTATTGTAAATATGATCAATTCTATGGGTATTAATTAAAGAAGATCTCCTAATAATACCATGAACCTGATATCCTTTTTCCAAAAGAAGTTCTGCAAGATAAGATCCATCTTGTCCCGTAATACCAGTAATTAAAGCAACTTTCATATGATAAAGTCTTTTGTATCATTATACAAAAAAAAGAGAGTTTATGCAACTCTCCTATAGATCTTTTGGTCTCGCCACCAATTCTTTAACTGGAAATTGAAACCTATTTGCTACTTACAAATAAAATTAATTACTTATTTTATTTCAAATTCCATTTTTCTAATTTTCCGATTTCTTCTTGACTCTTGATAAGCAAGATCTTCTCTAGAAAAAATAGAAGAAGAATTATTTTTTTGATTTGAATTTGATATCAATTCAACCTTTGTCAAATCTATAGCAGTAATAGTTTCGCCTTTTGTGGTTGTCATATTATCACATCCACAACATTTGGTTTGTGTTGGATGTGATAATAATTCTACATTGCACATTTTACATCTAATCTTTAACATTTTAGTATATTCCTTTAATTTGTCAAGTTTTCATATTATAACATTATTTTTTTTTATTCAAGAAAAGATCTCAACATCCAAACAAACTTTCCATGTGCTTCGTTCAGATCATCAACAATATTGACAGTTCCTCTTGATTTTTGATTTTCTGCTTCTTCAGCAACTTCACCTAACATATCTATAATCTTTTTATGACCTTCAAGCAAATCTTTAATCATTTCCATTTCAGAAATATTAGTTTTTGCTTCTCCAACACCAGAAACTTCTAAAACTCTAGACAAAGAACTAATTGGTTTAATATTCAAAAATCTCATATGTTCTGAGATACGATCAACTTCTTCTTGAATTTGTAAATATTGCTCACCGAACAAATCATGAATTTGTTTAAAATCAGGTCCAACAATATGCCAATGATAAACCCATGTTTTTTGAAATAGCAAAAAAAGTGATGCCTGAGCATCACTTAAAAGTTTAAACAATTTTTCCATTATACTTCTTTTTTGAAGTATTTATAAGAAAGAAAAATTTTTTATCCATAAAAAAAATCCCCCATAGGGGGGATTGAGATATAAAAAATATCAGAACCTAAACTGGGTCTGAATTACACCACCATAGTTAGAGGAAGCATTCTTGAATCCCTGATTATTAGAGACATAGAAGATTGCAGGAGTGATGCTGATATTATCACTCACACGATAGCGATAGAAGGTTTCCCACATCAGGGAATCCTTTTTAAGGGAAGCAGCGTTGCCAGGAGCACCGATGGCAAAACCAGCAGCATTACCCTTAGCAAACACATCTGCCCACTGGACACCAGCAAACCAAGTCTGAGACTTAGTAGCAGCACGGGGAGTAGCAGGACCTTCTACAGTGTTCCAACCATAGGCACCAGAGATTGAAGGAACAATGCCTGCCTTCTTAGGTTGCCAATAAGCATTCAATGCATAACCATTAGAGGTTTGATTAGCAGCAAGAGTGCCAGCATTACCAGCAACACCGTTGAAGGTACGAACACGAGTACCTTCAGTACCATAACGATAACCAAATGCAATGCCGTACTGAGGAGCACGATAACCAAACTGTGCCAGAGTATTCAGAGCACCAGATTCATCAAATTCACCTTTGCTAGAATCAGAACCGTTCTGGGCAACATAGTTTACACCAGCAACGAAACCACCCTTACCTTTCTTGGTAGGTTGTGCCCACTGAGCACCGAAACCAGAACCAGTTGCCTTGTTGTAGACACCGGGAGCACCAGCAACAGCAAAGAAGTCCAGAATGTCAGACTTATAAGCAGTAGGAATCCAAGACATCTCAGTGTTACGAACCAGAGCACCAGCAGTCAGAGTCACACCTTTAGCAAGTGCAGGGAACTGATAGTACAGACGGTCAAGTTGTACAGCATTGGCAAAACTTTCTGCCTTATCCAGTTTGAACAGAGAAGAGGAAGAACCAAAGGGTTGACTGGAGAAATTACCAGAACGCAGACGAGTCTTCAGCAAATCCTTACCCGTGAAGGAAGTATCAAAGTTCAGACGAACATCATAGTTGAATGCTGTGTTGCCAACGTTAGAATTATTAGCAAGACGAGCGCCTTCTACACCACCAAGAACGAAGGTTGCTTCACCACGCAATTTAGATGTAGTGGAGAACTGAGTTGCCTGAAGTTGTCCAACTTGTGCTTCGAGTTTATCAACACGACCACGAATAACTAGAAGTTCTTCAGAAAACTCTTTCGAAAGACGTTGGAGTTCATCAGTCACTTCGGTTACACGATCAAGGCAAGCATTCAGAAGTGCTGCTGCCTCATAACGGGTCATTGCCTTACCACCACCATAAGTGCCGTTAGGATAACCAGCAACGCAACCATAACGCTCTACAAGGTTGCTGAGTGCCTGATATGCCCAATCGGAAGGTTGAACATCAGAGAATTGAGTGACGCTTGTTGCCTGCTCAGAAGAGTATTGATTGACTGCTGCAATATTAAGATCTGCGGCATTCGCAGCAGCAGGAGCAATCATACCAAGGGCAACGGGTGCAAGCATCAGTTGTTTGATTTTCATAAAAATGTTTTTATATACTAAACGATATTGTGAAGATTTACAACAAAGTAAATCTTCGTTATTTAGGAGGTCTTAAGCAAACCTTAAGACAAAAGTATCTTAGGACACTTTAGGTCTTAAGTCAATTAAAATTTTATTAAGGGGGAGATTTACAGAACTCCCCACATTTATTCTATTTTATCAAACTTCTACCGTGATCAGTTTAGAAGCATATTCATGAGCATAAGATGTGCGAGCACCATGAATGCCCCAACCAATCCAACTATACGCATAGTCCATGTAACGATTGATAGATTTTCCAGGAGTTTTCATCCTGTCAGCAATTCGTTTCCATTGAACCTCAGTCGTTAGATAACCAAGTTGCGTTTGAAAAGATGATGGATTTCCACCAAATCTCTTAGCAAAATCACCCAATCCATAATAACGATCGGCAGATGTCCATTGGATCAGACCATAACCACGACCGCAGTGATGGTACTGAGTCCTACTACCACCTTCACAAATATTAGGGACGAACATAGATTCCTGCTTAATATTGCCCAGGATAGTAGCAAGGGCGTTTCTGTCTTTAATTCCTTGTTCTTGGAAATAATCCAAGGCAAGTGATTCATGTTCTGAACACCCTTTACAAATTAACCTTTTCTCTTTTGGTTTTTCGGGAGCAACCTCTCGGATTGCTGTCTTCTTTTCATCTACAAGATTCAATTTGGTTAGTTCTTCCAATGGTGGAGGAGGACCTTGCATCTTGTATTTGACGAATGGCAGTGATGCCGTGCTGGTTGTAACCGTTGCCAAAAGGGGCAAGGCTACTGTAAAGATTGATTGCATTTAAAATAATTGAACTCTACATCCGTATAGAAGGGGGGTATACCAACCCTCTCGGGAGGCACCTTCCACGGCTCTAATTGTCACGATCAAAAACTCATAATATTAAAACCTACTCATAATAGGAATCCTTAAGGATTTTTTCATTATATCAGATTATTTAGATTTTATTCAAAATCTACAAAATAACCACTGATATATTCCAAAGATAATACTTCAAGATTTTCTTTTTGAATTACCCAATCACGAATTTCACTATAAACACTTTCGGCATCTTTAATTCTTTTTTCATCACATAAAGAATGCATACGGTCAATATGATTATTAATCACATCATTGCACATTTTCTTGACGTGAAGTTTCATTGAAGTAATCCTTCCTAAAGTATCTTGAAAGTATGTTTATATCCTATCACACGTTCAAAATTTTAGCAACATACCCCTTATGTTGTTCTATGTTACAAAAGACCAAAAGTATTTTCTATAAATAATTTTAACGGAAGAAAGTATTTTTATGGAATGGAAATATAACGAAGAAGATTTAATTGAAATCCCAAAAGAAATGGAAGGGTTTGTATATTTAATTACTAATCTCACGAATAATAAAAAGTATGTTGGTAAGAAACATTTTTGGACTCGTCAAAAAGATAGAAAAACTGGAAGAAGAAAAAAGAAAGAAAGTGATTGGAGACATTATTATGGCTCTTGTGATGGATTAAAGGAAGATATTAATTTAATTGGAAAAGAAAATTTCTTGAGAGAAATACTTTATCTATGTCCTCACAAAAAATCTATGTCTTATTTTGAAACTTATGAACAATTTAAAAGAAATGTGTTAATGACTGACGAATATTATAATACAAATATTGAAGGAAGATTTTTTGTAACCGAAAGAGCAGGGATATATGAAGTAGTATTAAAGAATGATAAATTTAGAGAATTGGCAAAAGATAGAATGATTGGAGAAAACAATCCAGCAAAAAGACCAGAAGTTAGAGAAAAATTAAGTGAGATGTTTTCTGGTGAAGGAAATCCTATGTATGGTTCAAAACTTACCGATGAACATAAAGAAAAATTATTTTCGTCAAGAAAAAAAGCAATAACAGATGGAATTAACACTTGGGATAGTGTAATTTCTTATATGAAAGAAAAAGATATTCATTGGAACAAGTATATAGAAT